CCTTCAGAAGCAGTTCTCTCGCCTTCTGCAGCCCGCGCTTCACCTGTCCGGGGTGTCGGAGCGCTGCGATGCCCGCGCCCGCGCCTGCAGCAAGCCCGGCGCCTACGCCGACGTACTTGAGGCGGCGCTTGAACTTGTCGCGGCTGGTCTCTTCGGCTCCAGCAGTCTTCTTCTTGGTCTTCTCGTCCTTGCCCTCTTTGTAGCCCTTGGAGGCGCCGGCCATGTAGCCGATCGTTCCGGCCAACGGTGCTGCCGCTGCTGCGCCACCGATCGCTTTGAGCTTACCTTGGTGCTTGGACGCCCAACGCCCAACGTCTCCAAAGCGCCGCGCTTCCTTCTCGAAGTCGCTGCCCTTCTCGATCTCGGCGCTTTTGGCCTTGATGCGCGATTTCACGCGTGCGCGGTCAACCTCTTCTCCAACGCCCTTGCCGGCCATGTGGCCGAGCGCGCCGCCGACCGCTGCGCCACCAACGCGCGCCGCCGTTCCGCCCTTACGGGCCAGCAAAGCACCGAGCAACGCGCCAGCACCCGCGCCGACACCCTTGCCGACACGCTCGCCACGCTTACGGCGGACGCGCGAAGCAAGGGAGATGTCACCAGAGCCCGAGCTGCGGATCCCCGAGAGGATGCCCTTCTTGTAAGCGCCCTGCGCCTCGTCAGGGGACACGTCGACCGTGAGCCCACGCGCAACTTTCTCGAGCTCCTCGACATCGGCCGTGACCAGCCCACCCGACGCAGCCTTTATCATCACGAAGGCTTCCGCCGCACGGTCCCACGGGATTGCCGTAGACGCGGCCGGCGCCAACACTTCGTAGAGTTTTTCGTCAGCACTCATCGGGCGCTCCTTACTCGTGGATCACACCAATGCGGTTGTTCTCCATGTTGAAGACAGCCACAATGTTTGCTATCGCCACCGCAGCACCACCAATGATAAAAGGTCCGCCGCTGGTCCCCAGCCCAAGAATCGTATTGGCCGTGCCGGTGTGGAGCACCTGGTCTGTGGCGCCCACGAAGGCCAGCTGGTACTTGGGTGGCGCAATGTGCCCGTAGTTGCGCAGCGTGGCAAAACCGGACGACACCGCCTCGATCTGCGCAATGATCTCGGGCAAGGCCAGCCCGACATTCGTCGGGTCGGCGAACGTGACCGTCTTGGCGGCACCGTCGTTGATGATGAGGGTCAGTCCGTCCAACCCGAAGATCTTGCCGGGGGGCAAGGAAGCACTGAGAACGATGCCGTTCAGGTAGTCAGTCAGCTCCTGAGCGTTGTCATATTGCCGCGTAACGAATGCCATCTCGGCCTCCTAGTAGATCCCGTACCAGCCGTTCACGAAAAAATACTCTGAATGCGCGCCACCGCCACTGGTCATGATCGAGGCAATGTTCAGTGACACCTTCCGTTGCATCTTCTCCTGCTCGTACTTGGATTGAAAGTCCCGAATCCACTGCATCAACATCGGTGTCTTGTCCGAGACCCCTACCGAGATGCCTCCATCCGAGAACTGGAGATGGTTCCGCGTCTGCAAGATACCAACCGACTGCATGAGAGCCACTACCGTCCCGCGCAGCGCGAAAGACTGGTAGTGCAGGTCAAAGAGCTGCTCGAGCGACATGTACCCAAGCGGTGGAGGCGTGCCTGCAAAGTCGGAGAGAAAGTCGAGTATCGCCCAAGCAATCATTCGGTCGGACGATTCCTCACCCTTTACCAACCTGTTGAGCTGGGGATGATCCCTGGTGAAGAGCCGAACGGTCTGGATGAACGCGTTAAACACGTCGCTCACCCCTGGGATGCCGTCCAGTCCTTGCAGCTCAGGTGCCATCTACCTTCCCATCCTCCTTCAGCTTTCGCTTCTTCGACTTAGGCGCCGTCTTTTTTGGAGCTGCCTCCGCCTCGACGACGACGGACGGAACCGTCTGTTGAAGCCGCTTGCGTCTTCCTCGAAGCCTCATCACCGGAGCCACCTCCTGAGTAGTCGATGGGATCGACGAACGGCACCACCGGTGGACTCTTGATCCCGTACCCCTCGATCTTGAGGATGCCCTTGTTCGCCAGCCGCTTGGCCTGGGGACTGTAGGCAACATCCGCGGGCACGCTCTCAACGCGATTTCCGCTCGGGTCCATGACCCCACCTTGGTTCTTGGGCAAGATCCTCCACCGGAGGAGCAGCACGCCACGGTCCGTGAGATTGGTTACCTTGGCCATGCAATTACCCCTTCATCTCTTCCGCAGCTGCATACGCCTCTCCCGCTGCTTCGTCGGAAAGACCCAACAGCTCCGTAAGGCCGGAGACGCCGAGCTCAACGACATCAGCGTAGCTGGTGACTCCCGCTGCCTCGAGCTTGCGTGCCCGACCGCCGCCGATTCCCGGCAGTGCTGTCAGGTCGTCCGGCCCGCCGTCGCCCTCGGGCTCCTCACTCTTGACTTCGGCCTTGGGCGAAGGCGCGGGTGAGGACGCGGGCATCTCGCCGATCTTCATGGCGCCGTTGGCCTTGGTGAAGACCATGCGCCCATCGGGCAGCGAAGTGACGCGCATGCCGTCCGGCAGGAACAGTGCAACCTGCCCCGCAAGGACCATCTTCTCGATCTGTTCCTTGCACGCCTCGAATTGCTTCGCCGTGAGCGGCATCTTCTGGTTGCGTAGCAACCGCCGGCCATTGACCCACAGCTTGAAACGGTGACGCGTGGCCGACTTCGCTCTGTGAAGCCGCGTGCCGACTCGGCGCACCGTATTCTGGACGTGGTAGACCTGCGGCAGTTCTTTTCTGGCTTCCTCGGCCATCGTCTCCTCCTAAGAAAAAGGGCGCCGACGCCAAGACGACGGCGGCGCCCCGTGAATCCCATCTACCGCGAAGGCCTTTAGTAGACCTCCACCCCCGGGAACACCAGACCGGAATCGACTCGGTTGTTCTCGGCACCGAGATCTTCCTCGGCCTTCGGGATGACCGAAGAGAGGATGGTGTCGGCGTCGAGCGACGTGGCGTCACCCGAGTAGAGCTCCAGCTTCCGCACCGACGCGATGTTGATCACGCTGATGGCGATGTCCTCCCAGGACTGCCACGTGATCAAGTTCGCAATCTTGTCGATGTAGAACTTGGTGTTGTTCAGGATGTAGAACTTCCCGAAGAAGTCCGGCTTCGTGAAGCAGTACACGTTGCCGGGACGGAGGATGTCCGTCTTGATGGTGCGGCAGTACGCCCGGCCCAAGAGCAGGTTGTACTTGTAGCCGTCGACCGTGGTCTCCGACTGCACCTTGTCGCCGAAGTCCTCGACGGTCCACTGGAGGATGTCGTCCCAGTCCACCTCGGTGATGAGGATCATCTCCGCGCGGAGGCGATTGCCGTCCAGCATTTTGAAGAGGTTGACGAAGTCCGGGCGCTGCACAGGCAGAACCGTCGCATCGTCGGCAGCCGCGGCGCGAGCCAGCTCGCCCTTGCGGACACTGAACTCGATGACCGAACCCGCGATGACCGCCGTAGCGTTCAGCGTGGTCACGGCGCCGCCGTTGGCCTCGGCCTGGAGAGCCTGAACCGCCGCCTCGATGTGAGTCGTGAACTCGCGGTCCTCGATCTCTTGGATATCCTTGACCGAGTTGTCCTCGATCACTTTCGTGATCGGCATCTCGTAGGCGAGGAGCTCCTGCTCGGTCTTCTCGAATTTCTCCGAGGAGATCGTGTAGAAGGGAACCTCGGCCCGGGGCGCGCGGATGAAGCGTGCGGTGGGCTGCCCGCGGAAGGTGATGGCCATCGCCCGACTCTTCGGCTCGACGTCCACGATCTTCACGAGGGTGTCGTGATTGACGCTGCGCTGGCAGTCGGCCCTGGTGACCATCTGCGGAGGCAGGATCTTGCGCGCGAAGCTGACTTCGCGCAGCCGGTCCCTGATGTAGGTCCCGGCGTATTCGGAGATCTTCTCCTTCCCATCTGCTGAGTCCAGCTTCTGGGAGAAGAGATCATTCAGGATTCGTGCAGGCACGCTCATGATCTTCTCCTCTTTTGTGGGCGCAATGCGCCCCCTTTCTAGTGGTGAGCCTTGCTGGACTACACCAGGGTTTGCATGAACCTCAGCAGGCCGCCGTTGTTCGCCGGCAGTCTTGTGACGTAGCCGATGATATCTTTGGTCGCCACGCCGTCATGGATGATCAGACCGCTCTTGGTCAGGGTATCGACCGTGACCGCGGCGCTGACCATCAGTCTCCCACCGAGCGCCAGCCCTGCCGCGGTGAACACGCGAGTGTTCGCCTCGTAGGTTCCGCCAAAGAGGACGGTGGCTTTGCCGATCGCCTGGGTGTCGAACCGACCGCGCTCTGCGAACAGAGCGAAGGCGAGCGAGCCCTCGGCGCCACGGACCAGCGAGTAGGCCGAGTCGAGACTCAGCATCTCGCCGTCCATGAGGGGGTTTGCGTTGTTGGGGTTCAGAAGCGTCTTGTCCGCCACGGGGAAATCCCGCCGGAGCAGAGCCTGAACCTCGGTTACCATTTCGAAGTTGGTTGCGGGCATTGTTCTCTCCTGTTCGTCCTTCGTTCGTTGCTTCTAGTCGGAGAGTCCGCCCAGAAGATATGCCTCGAGCCTCGTGCCCCCGTCCCCGTTACCAGGTTCGAGCTCACTTCCGAGTTTGGCGAATCCGCCCTGGGGAGCCGTCATCTCCACCGCTTCCGCGATGACGTCGAGCGACTTACCCTGGTCGGCGGCCTCCTTGATACGAGCAACCTTGTCGTCGAAGCTCTCGCCAATGTCGATCTGCTTCTCCACCATCGATCGCGCGATCTTCTCGATTCGGTCCGCCTGCTGAAACGCGTTCACCTCAGCCTGGAGAGATGCGTTCTTCTCCAGGAGCCCATCTCTTTCGGAAACGAGCGCTCGGAGAACACCCGGCACCTCCGAGTAGACCTGGGCGGCCTGCGCTGCACTGATCTTCTCTGCCATGATACCCTCCTAGTACCCGCCGCCGAGAGCATTGCCACCGCCGCCGCCCATTTGGTTACCCATCGGGTTACCTTGGCCGCCGCCGTCTGCCATGCCCTGCGAGGCTTTCTCTTGCTGTTTGGACTTGAGAAGCTCCTGCAACTTCTGAGCTTTCTCTTTCTGCTCGGGGCTGGCTTCCTCGCCCTCCCCTTCCTGCGCGATTTTGCGCAGTAGCGCCTCCGCTGCCGCCCTCTTTGTGATGGACGACAGTTTCACCCCAGCGCTGCTTGCAGCGTCGAGGTTCTGATGAAGGACCGGATCCGTGCTCTTCTTTTGAGCTGGTTCGGAGAGAACCTCACCCATCCGTGCTTTGGGTACGGCCTTCGCTTGACCCTTGTCGTAGTTGGTTGCTGCCTCGTTGGAGGCGATCAGGCTTTCCTGCTTCGCCACCTCGCTCGGGACAGGCATCTTGCCCTCACCCGCAGCGCTCACTCCTGGAGGGCTGCTCTGGTGAGGATTGGACGTACCGGCACTGATCGAACTGGTGTCCGAATCTGCCGCCATCTTGTCCATGATATCCCGCACGCGGCTCAAGTCGGCCGAAGCCTTCTTCTTCTTGCCGCCGGTCGCCAGGGAGTGAACACCCTTGGCTGCACCGCCCGCGCCGGCCAGAGCCGCTGCGCGAGAACCCCAGAC